TTTTTGTTCTCCTCTTTTCTTTTTGAGCTGCTGTGTACGTATCATCTGAAGAATTTAACATGTTGTATTGATTCTGTGTAGGAGGTCCAACCATTTGTGTACCTGGAGCACCATATTGTTTCTCTGAATAGTTTGGATCTATAGGTCCCACCATATTTGAATTTGGTGAACCATATTGACTATTCCAATATTGCTCTGGTGTTGGTGGACCAACCATAACAGGATATCCTGAAACACTTTCTCCACCTTGAGCTGTTTTAATTTTTTTACCATTCTTAGCAAAGCTTGAAGCTAAATCAGTTAGAGCTCCTGCTTCACTACCACCACCAGTAAAAGTGTCTGCAGCAACCTCAGTGGTTTTACCTTTACCCTTACCACCAAAAAGTCCTTGTAATTGCTTCATGTCAAAACCACCACCATCACCACCATCGTTTGCTTGACTGTTTGCCATTCTCTCTCTATAGGCTTTTTCATCACGCATTTGTTGTGTGCTTCCTGTAGTTGTATAATCTTGTTCATTATATAATTCGTTATAACTGATTGGTGCAAATCTTTGTGTTTTTTCACTTCCTGTATAAGAACCTATTCCCATGCCAGATTCAGCTTTACGAATCATAGCAGTTTTGAGTTTAGCTTTTTTAAACTCTTTACCATGCACTTTCATAAATGCTTTCTCTGAAGGGAATTTCTTATAAAACTCTTTTTCAGATTTAACACCAGCAATTTTTAAGATTTCTGCTTTCATATCAATTGTATTTATTTAACCATCCACCTTTGGTTGGTTTGTTGTAATTTGTAAAATTAGTTAAGTCTTCAAGATTTTGCAATCCTTTTTGTTCTTGTCTTATTCCACTTTTAGCAATAGGACGCTCTATTACTTGTTTTGTATTAGCAAATTTATAGTTTTTCCCAGGAAGCATAAGTTTCTTTTCTCCTGTTTGTTTTGATTCTCCTATCAATGGTTCATACACATCTTCCATTGTTATATCTGGAGAATCTATTTCCACTGTCTTTCCCCAGTTATCAGGATTCCAATATCCCATGTCATCTTTTATAATAGAACCATCTCTACTAATACTCTTTGGTTTCCAATCTAAGCCATTTTGGTAGTAGGACATTTCTGTTCCATTCTCTGCACTAGCTTTTGTCTTCTTAGCATATGGACCATTGGAAGGAGCAGATCCTGCTGTACGTGCGTATGTGAATCCTACAGAACCAGGGATAGAGGCTCCCATAGCAGCAATTGGTGTTTCGCTCTCATAACAATTAGCTCCCCAACATCCTGTACCACCTCTGTTTCTTCTACCCTGTCTTTCAGCTTTATTCTCTTGATGTTGTATTTTCATTCTTTCTATCCAATCCCCTAATCCATGATGTTCTTTTCTAGGTTCTGCCCAATCTGTTGGTTGCCATGATTGTCTTCCTGTTGGAGTAGGTGTATAATATCCTTGTACATGATATGGATTTTTATCTGCATCCATATCAATTAATTCAATAGGAAGTTTATGTCTTTTCATAAACATAACTTCTGGATGTTTTATCAACCCTTTCATAGTTGCTCTTAAACTATTAAAAGGACTTGTAAGTCCAGTTTTTGGATTGGCATATTTATTACCAGCCTCAAATAATGTTTCATAAAAAGGTTGCATTGCTGTATAAGCATCAGGTCCAAGTTGTTCTAATCTTCCATTCTGTGCCTGAGGAACATAATTAACTGGATAGACATTGCCACCTAATTGATATTGTGTTCTCTGTGTAACATTACCATAAGAACCAGGATAACCTCTTTGTGACATTTCATTAGCAAACTGATCACTCTCTTGTTGAGACATAAAAGCTCTCTCATTCCAATCTTTCATCTCAGGATCATAATAGCTTGTTCTATATTTTCCTCTTTGTACAGCAGGTAGTTCTACGTTTGGTTGTTCTATTGTTCTAAGTTGTGGTGTAAAGTTTTGTGTATTAGCAGTTATGGGTTGTACAGCTACAGGTTTCCTTTTTAATGTAGGTTCTTGGTATATTACTGGTTGTACTGCTTTTGGATAAACCATATAATAATCAGGGTCCCCATCAGGTGCATTTTGACTTGTCCATGGAATTGAAGTTGGGTTAATATATCTTACTTTACCTTGATTTGGAATACTACTGTTTCGATTAACACCAATTACTGGAGCATAATTTTGATCTTGTGCTTTCCAATATGCTTTTCTATTTTTATCAGTAGGATTTTTATTGTATTCTTTTAAAGCATTTAATAAAATTTGTGTACTTTCATTAGCTCTAGTGGTATCTCCATAAGCCCTAAGTCTAGGATCATTAGGATCATCTGTATATATAGGAGGAAGAGTTTTACCTTTCTGAGCTTGTGGAAGTTCTCCACCATATTTAGCTGTTGTTTGTGTTTGATTACTATTAGATTTAGATATTTTGTTTAACATATCAGAAATTTCTTGATCTGTGTAAACATCTCTTAATTGATAAAGTGGATCAAAGTATGAACCATCTTTATCTTTTGAAATAGGTTTATAGTTTTTAAAATACTTAGAATCAAAAGCCTGAGTGAATGGATCATACACTCCTTGTTCTTTTGCTCTCATTCTAAAATCATTTAAACGAGCCCTAGTCTCTGTAGGATCTTTAATATAGTTGTGCCATTCACTATCAGCAGCTCTTTCATGATCTGCAAAATTTTTTCCATATTTTTTTTCTAATTCTGCATATTTTGCAGAATTATCTGAATATTTAGCCATTAAATCTAAATCAGACTTAGGCATAAGTTGACCACTTGCATCTGATATATGACTAAACTCATGAACAGCATCACTATCTAAATCATCTCCTCCTTGTCCTGCTTTACCTTTTACAAAGTTAACATATGGTATAGTATCAGGATATTTTGATTTAGTACTCATAGGGTTAACAGGTCTTCCTGCCATGGGAGCATTCCATGGATACCATGAATAAGCTTCGGCAGCTGTTCCTTCTGAATTATTTGGATGCTTTTCTCCAACTCCCCATTGTGAATTTTTTAATTGATGTTGTCTACTTCTATTTAAAATATCAGCATCTGTTCTATTTTGATTAAATACAAATGGATTTTTATTTACACCCATAGAATTTTCAAGCATTTGCTTATACATAGGTGAATTCATCCACTGCTCATTAAAACTTTTTCCTTTATTTGCACTATTTGCAAATATATTATCTCCTGGCCCAGAATCACTTAAAGAACCTCCTTCTTCAAACTGTCCACCCCATGCAGGAGAATAGTTTCTACCTACATTACTATATCCTTCTCCTCTCCATTCCTTAGGAGCAGAAGAATGTCCTTCATTAGCATTTGCTTCTTCGCCATAGTTATCTAACCAACCTTTCATATTATTTATAAGAGATTTGAGATGATTTCCAAATGTATCCACCTGATGTTTTAGTTTTACCTTGAACACAGTGTCTAATTGATGTAGGATGTAAATTTATTTTTTTTGCTGCTACTGTTGCACTTTGCCACTTTTTGATAAAGTTTCCTTCTAAATCATATTGTAGAATAGGTTTAGAATTTGCTAAAATTTGTCCTTTTTGTAATTTTAGTAAATGTTCTTTATCTGTCTTTTTTCCTTTATGTGAATTAGACATTTTAAGTTTTGTTTCTTCACTATGTACATATCCTTTTCTCGATTTATTTCTTTTTTGTATTTGAGAAACACATTGCTTTTTACCAATCATTCTTTTTCTACGATTCTCAATATTCTCCTTACTTAAAATATAACCAATGAAACCATCTCCACCATTTGTCATATTAGCTAATGTGCCAGTATTAGTATTTATTCTACCATATAAAGATATAAACTCTTTTTCCTTTTCTTTAATAAACTCATAATTATTAGATTCAAAAAGAATTTCAACTTCATATTCTGTTTTATTTATAATACTATTCCATATATAAGATTCTTTTCTATTTGTCTCATATGCTCTTCTATATTCTGATTTAAAACTATTATGGTTACGTTTTTGTTTTGTACCAATTCCTATATAGAATGGTTCATTCTTATCTAATCTAATATGTCTGTATAAATAGTATCTCATGTTATTTATATGAAATCATTGCTCCTGAAGTAATAAATTGGCTCACTAAGTGAGCATCTGAACGATTGTCAAGAATGTGTCTTACTTTCAAATCTTTTGCTCTTAATGGTTCCTTTTTATATGATCTTTTTGAATAGTCCATGTTTGGTTGGTTTATCAACTTGTCCAGGGACATTGTACTACAACAATCTGTTATAAATAAAGGAACTGATTTGTTTTTAACTAAAGACCAGAATGTGTTGTATTGATAGAAATTATCGCTCTTTGTAAATGTAATAGTCTTACTATCAACATTATATATAGGATATTTCATGTATTCATTGAGGTTGTTGTTTGGTTTTGGAACAAGTTCTAACACACCAGAACTTTGTTGTCCATTGTATAAAATGGCTTTATTAAACCAAACACCATCTGTCTCCACCTTATTATTATCATTCCATACACCATCTGCAGATGGAAGATATTTATAAGCTTTTGTGTAATCTTTTATGTTTTGCAAGATTTCATCCTGATACGAATATACAAAAGGATATTCAATTATGTATGGCTCTATGGTGTTGTAGTAATAATTATAAATAACAGGATTGGTTAGATGTCTCCAGAGAGAGGCTGTGTTAAAAGGGGAAAACGTTAGGTTTGCAATATCAACATATGTCACTGTTGTAATGGGAATAACTATCTCATTTACACATTTTCCAACACATCCTCCAAGAGACCTCAATGTTATATTCCTTACAGAAGGATCTATAATATATACAATCCCTTGAACAAGTCTGCTCTTTAGAATGTTTGTTCCAAGAACATTTCCAAGATCATCTATTATTTCAAATGGTCCTGTTCTACCCCCTGCTTTTGTTAATTTTACTAGTATTGTCCTTGTCATATTTTTAAAATTAATCTGTTCCTACTGACCAACCTTTTGTTAATAAATTATTTTTAGCCGTTATTCCATCTGGAGGACCAACTGTTGGTGGTGCTGGTGGAGACTGTAATGATAAAAGAACATAGTTTCCAAGAGACGGATTGATAGGTGTGTTGTTTACATCTATTTCAAATAATATATTGTTTACATCTGCTGAACTAAGATTTGATCCAAGCATAGTAAGTCTTTCTATATTTGTGCCTGCAAAACTTGGAACAGATGAAAGAGATGATATTGCATCTAATTGGAGCTCAGCTAAATACACTAAATTAGTAATATCTATTGTTGAGATTGTTGAATTATTTAATATTATTGTATCCATTTGTGGATTGTTACTAAAATCAACAGATGTTATTTGAGATGAGTCAGTATAAAATCCTCTTAAATTATAAGAAGTGAGTGTATCAACGTTAGATAGTTGTAAATTAGAAAGTCCATTAAACAATTTCAAACTTGGTAAATATCCTAAATTATTAACTTCAACAACGTTTGTAGAAAGACTTATGTCTAAAATATCAGGTTTTGTTCTATCATCAAATGTAAATGTTGCAGTGTAGAATGGATCGATTCCTGTATATGTATGTGTTGGATAGTAGTTTGGTGCTCCAGTAAATGTTTCTATTGGAGAACCATCTCCCCAATCAACATACATTTCAAAATTTGAAACTGGAGGATATGAATTTGCAAATGAATAAGTTACAGTGGTATCAATTGATGTTTGTATCCTTATTGTTAATGGAGGAGGAGGAGCAGTTTCAACAATACATACATTATCTACAAACAATACAGTGGGGTCTGCTATACCAGCATTACTATATCCACCAATTGTAAAATATGTACTTCCTGTACATGTGAGAGTTACATCTGCAAAGTGAACACCATTTGTATTTAATAATTGTCCAGAACTTGTTGTTCCTGCGAAGGTTTCAATATTAAATGTGTTTCCGTTGTTACCATTTCCACTGAAATAATAGTCAAATGTAATTCTATATGTTTGACCAATTGTTAATATATTTTGTCTTATGTAATTAAGATCATCTGGTCCAATCATTACAGCTGTTCCACCATAATTAGGACTCCATGCCCAATTACTAACTTCCCATCCAGCAAGACTTGTATCAAAGTTTGGATTGACATTCAAACATGCTGCATAAGGATTTGTTGTAGTGGTTGTAGAAACACATGTATCAGGTAGGAAGATTGTTCCACCCACTTGTTCATATATCAAATGATTGTTTGCAGAAGCTGCAACACCACCAGCACTCAATATGCTTTCTATTATAAAATTATCAGAAGGACTTGCTAAATTAGTGATGGTTGTTGTATTATAAAAATCAAAATATTGTGACTTTCTAACATTTATATTTTGTGTATACAAATTCCAATTGTTATTAAGAGGAACCATGAGACTTGGATAGAAAGGTTCATAATAAACATATCCTGCATAAGATTGTACAGATGTATTGCTTACAAAAGTCTTTTCATACCTTGCACCAAATACAGAATAAACAGTGTCTGTTGCTGTAGTTAGCACAAATGTACTACCACTTGCACTACTATTAGAAGCAGCAGCTAATGCCAAACTATTACAAGCTGTATTTCCTGTACCTGGACAAGGTCCAAGAGTTGCATAGAATTGTGCAATGTCTACAGTTGTTGCTGTGAATGTCACTGTTCTAGTAAGATCATTAAAAAACACAAGAGTGGCAAAATGTATAACAGTTGTTCTATATGCTATTACAGTGTCACCGCAATTATCATTTGCTTGTTTTGTATAATTGAATTGAAGAAATCTATAATAGTTAATGTTTGAAGGATCGTTTACATAAGAACCATCGTTCAAGAAATTATATGCGTTTGTATAATCTGTTTTAAACTTATTATAATCAGACTGTACATCATAAACTACAGTGTAATTTGCACCTGCTGCTTTAGTTATATTTATGTTTCCAGCAGCAGGTATACAACTTACATTATATTGAAATGAATTTACACCACCGTAACTACAAGAATCTACACCAAAAGAAATGTTTGATATAGAAGTTGGAGAAGATGTACTTGGATAGGTGGCTGCTCCATTTGCAATTTTTGTTGCTAAATATTTAACAATGTCCGATGTAGTGTTATCATCGTAGTTTATAAAACTGTAAGTGGACTTGTATTGACAAGTTCCAGAATTATAAACTAATGTAGGAGCACAAAGATCCATTTCAGCAACTCTCCATGTAGGATCGAATGTTGGGAGACATTTGAAATAAAGATCCCAGTCTGTATTTGTTGTTTGTGCTTGAATAAAGTTTGATGCTACATTTATTAAAATATAATCACCTAATGCATATGTTATTCCTGTAAGATTTATTAGTCCTTTATAGAAAGTATCTGACACTCTTTTTGGAACAAGATTGAAATTACTTGAGCCAACATTACCCCCAACAGCAAAGTCTTGTAACACCACTGCTGTGTTGTTTATAGGACTAACATACGTAAATGTAATTCTATCAGAAACTGTATATCCTGCAAAATACCATGGGAAGTATTTTGTAGATCCATCAGAGTTTAATATAAATGAAAGTGTTTTATTAGCAAACGCTGCACTTTGTTTACTGTTTCTATATGAAAAACTATGTGAATATTGAGAAAGAGAAGTGTTTGTATTATTACCATTATCACAATTTGGATTTTGTACAGTGACTGGTAGCAGACATTGTGCAAGATCTGTAGCTAATAATGCACCAGGTGTTGGTGTAGGGGTGTATTTAATTCCTCCCAGGAAGACATATCTTATTACAGGGATCCAAGTTCCTCCCACTGATGGAAGAGCACTGTTTCCTGTGAATGGATGGAATTGCTGTATAATTGGATCTGTGTTAGTTGCATTACCAGAAGTGAACTGTATAGGATTGGATGTGCTATCAAGATACCAATCTATTGCATAATTACCAAGAGTACAATCAACATCTAATCCTGTTGTCATGTTTCCTACACTCAATAATCCAATTGCATCATTTGTAACATCGTTTAATGTTGGACCACACTCAGCACACTTTGTATAATTTATTGTTGTTGTTGTAGTGGTGGTAGATGTGCTACTTGTTGTAGTGGTGGTGCTTGTTGATGTACTACTTGTAGTGGTGGTTGTAATAAACTGTTCTGTGTTACAACTTAAAACTTGAGAAGAGCTTGTAAATATTTGTCCTGAAGTTTGTGCAAGAGTTAAATTGTATGGAACACTTGTATCAATTCTATAAATATATCCAGGAAGAACATTTGTAACAAGATAGACGTTTGAAGACTCTTCGTATATTCCTGAAATAAACTGTCCAACAGATGATAGTATGTTAAGGTTTAATTCAACGTTTCCTGTAGTGTAATCAATCTGACAAATGTAATAGTTTGGAATAGCTAAACCATCTGTAGTGTTTAATATAAGTTTGTTTGTAGTGGTTAGTACAAAATCACCAACCAAAGTTCTATCTATAGGAAAATCAAAAAGATCTGTCATAACTGCTGTAGCACCTGTAACATCAAGCTCAACCACCTTACTAGGAACTCTTGATGTATCGATTGCAGTTAATAGTGTATCAGAAATTGCTATAAGTCCTGGTGCATTTGTAAATCCTACAGGAAGATTCACTGTTCTATTTAAAACAGCTGTGAATGGAGATAGTGTAATATCCCATTCGTATATTACAGGAATTCCTGTATTGATGTCATTTGCAATAGTCCAAAGTTTATTAGCTGTATGTGCTAAGTTGTTTACAGTGTTAGCTATTGTAGGAAACGTTGGAACAACTAATGTTCTACTTACATTTGTTGTAACATCATAACTGAATACATCTGTAGTGTTTGTAAACAATGGAGCACAAAGGTCAACAATTATTGTAGTGGTGGTAGTTGTAGTTGCTGGACAAACATTAGCAATACAAAGGTCAGCACCTCCAGTGATTGATATTGGAAGTGTTCCTGAGGAATGTGTAACTGGTGTTCCATCTAAGGCACAGAATTGATAGATTTGTTCTGCCATAGTGTGTGATTCTGCAACACCTGAACAGTTTGTCCAAAATATAGTGTAGGCTTCATTACTAACAGCTGTCCAACAATAACAATCAGGAGATTGTGTTGTGCTTGTTGTTGTAGTGGTTGGACAACTTGGAATTGAGAAGCTATAAGAGAATGATCCACCTGGACCACAATCATTCACTCCATATACAAGAATAGCACCAACTGTTCCATCATAAGGTGCTGCTACAGTTATTGTTAATTCTGTTTGAGAAATTATTAACATTCCTGGAGCAACCACCCAAGAAACACTTGCTGCACCAATAGGAAGTTCTGGAACTGCAAATTCATATATTCTATCTGGACAATCAGCAATTAATGTTTCTGTAACACTTGCTGGAATTAAAGGAATTCCACACTCATTATTTAAAGAGCAAGGAGCTGTTCCACCAACAATTGTCACTCCTGCAGGAGCAGAGCATGAGCCTTCTATAGCACACACACAATATTGTCTTCCTGCTTCTACTGTTGCACTCAAAGAAAAACCATCACAGTCTGCCCAAATAATAGTTTGAGCTGTAGCTGTTGTATTTGTAAATGTATAACAGAAACAAGTGATACAGTCTCCACTAACTGTTAGTTCAATTAAAAATCCTGGAACAGGAGCTGGTTCTGAACAAGAACATAAATGAACTGCTTGGAATGGAGCAAATGTAATTTGTTCTGTTGTACCAAGGCAACTTGTCCAATTTATAAGGCTTTCACCATTTGTATTGTTTACAACATAATATGTACTACAAGTTGGACAAATTGTTGTTGTTGTACTTGTTGTAGAACTTGTTGTTGTGGTTGTTGTAGCAGGTCTTAGTGCACTTCCTGGAACAATTGTACAATTGTACAATGATATTGGACCAGCAACAAGTTCACAATTATATGGGTTTGCTGTTGTGCTTGTAGAAGTGGTTGTAGAAGTTGAACTACTTGTTGTTGTAGAAGTGGTGTAAGGAATTTCTTCAGCAGCAATTGCTTCAAGATCACAGCTTTCATTTAATCCTGAATAGAAGAAATTATTCTCAGCTATGTAGAAGTTGGGAATATAGCTATGGAATGACACCCAACTATTTGTATTCATGTTAAAAGAAAGCGTCCAAGACTTATTACAGAAATATTCTGAATCTGTAAGATAGACAACCGATCTTATTATATTTCCTCCTAAGTTTTCTTCTACATAAAAATCATTTGTAGTGGCATCATATTTAACATTTGATGAAAGAGGAATGTAATCAAGTTTTGATATAATAACACGATCATACTTACTATCGTATACACCATGCAGTCCAACACCATTGAAATGGTTATCTGTATTTACATCAGGAAAATATCTTAAGATTTCAAATGCTAAATGGTCTGTAAAGAATCTATTCATTCCAGAACCAAATGCTGAAAGATCTTTAACTCCATCACCAGCTAATAAAAATATCTGACCTCTTTTAGCATCTGCTGTAATCTGTCCTTGAGGAATTTTTAAAAGCATTTTGTTTTGAGAACCAACATATCCAAGATCTGTTTCAGCAAAATCTATTGGAGGAGATCCTGCAAATAGTTTATCGTTTCCTATGTATGCAGCTTTTGGATTACTTGTATCAATCGTAAGAAGACTGTTATACAATAATGTTTTGTTTTCAAATCTTGCAAGAATAGATTTATTTTGAATACCATCCAAGGATGTTAAGTTTCCATAATTTTGAGGAAAATCATAGAATGAAACTGGGCGATATATTAACCAATTATTTGTAGCATCGTTTGAATATGTTGATTGAACATCAGAATAAATAGCTCTAAAAGGAAAATATGTATTACACAAAGACTCTTCCCAATCTACAGGAAGATGTGAGAAATAGTTTTCTTTGTTCTGTTTAGAGAATGTTGTATTGTAATAGTATGTATTGTCTTGAGCAATTGTAACAAAGCTTTCTTGTAACCAATCGTCTGGAATGCTTGTACTTACATGAGGCCAGAAATCTCCTTCTTTGTTATTAAATGCTTGTCTAAGATCTACGTTATAAGATGTTTCACAATAGAAGTTAGGAACACCGTATGCAAACAAATAGAAATATCCATTATAATAAGTTCTATTTGGATTGTTGTTAAATGGTTCTTGATTGTTAGGGCAATCAAAATTATGTGCTTTATAAGAAATAAAGTTTGGAAGAATTGATGGGTTTGTTGGTATGTTCTGACCATTGCTCAAAACAGATCTTGCAGAGTGCCAATATCTAGGATAGGCAATGTTTCCAATCTCATCATAGAATATATCTGAATCATCAGGAGCACCCACTCTATTATCTATAAAGAAAGGAAGTTTTGTCTTGTATGCAAATCTAGTGATGAATGTATCTCCACCAAAAACTGTGTTAGATTGTGAAGCAGGGATGGTTGTAGTTGAGAAAATAATTTGTCTTTGGAATCCTGTATCAATTGTGTCGTAAGAATATATTTGTCCCCATTGGTTAACAAAAGCATTCTTCATTGATCCATAGTAGGAAACTACTGATATATCTTGCTGTTTCTCTGGAGTTTGACATCCATCAGGTTTATCAGATGCTACAAATCTAGAGTCATCTGAAATAGATTTAGCACCTCCAAATATTAAACTTGGTGTATCCTCAGCATATGGTAGAGGTGGTTTGTTAACATCTGTTCTTAAATATACAGAAGATTCTCTTTGCCAGTTGTTTACAGGAATATTATTAGTTTCACCAACAGACTGAACTCCAGGAATCAAATAACTTTTAAGGTCTAGGGGTCTTTGTTTTATTCCTATTCCATTATCAATATTAAAAGCATAATCATAACTAGCTATTGAGTTGAATGATTTTGCATAGTTTTTTCTTGTAATACCGTTTACATATATTGTAAGATAGGCTTGGTAGGCAGCAAACATTGCTGATGCATTAAAGTCTGTACCAGTTCCTGTTATACTTCCTACATTCACTGCTGCTTGTAAAGCATCCTCTTGAGCCTCCTTAGTGACAAGTTTATAATTTGCATTATCTTTCACCTCTACAAAGTGTGCCTTACCACCACCAAACATTACACTTTCTAACTTCAATATGTTTCCTAAGAACGGTTGTCCAAAAGATGTTTCAGGAGAATTAAATACATATCTATATTTTGCATCTTCATCAAATCCCTCTAAAGGATTTGTTATGCTCGAATTACAAATCTTAGAAGAGGTTGATACACCAGTCTCTCTAACAATCATGTTTGGACCATTTAGAGGCTGTGGTTTAGTTATAGATTTTATATTACAAGCCTTATCTTGAAAAGGGATGGCTGTAGGACATCTATATTCTGGATAAGTGTAATTTCCAGGAGTTCCATATGCCCTAATAAAAAGAAGTGATGTTTGATCTGGTGTACGAGGATCTGTAAAAGTATAACTTCCACCTGAAGAAAAGTTACGATTTACAATTTCATAAATTGTATAATTAGCAAGTCCTACAAAAGATGCTGTTGCTGTACCAAGTAGTTTTGGCATTGATAGAGAACATATTTCTAAAGAATTTCCTCCAAAGATTTTTTCAGTGGAAACATCTCCTGTAATACAGTTTGTATATTCTATTTCTCCATCACTTGTTGCATCAATTCTGTATGCTTCACATCCTTCATAGAAAGCGTTGCTATCTTTTTGAATAAATGGGTCAGCTTTTATATCATTGTATGGATAGTTTGGATAGTAGTATTCTGTTTCTTCTCTTGTGTATTTACCAACATTTCTCAACATTCCTTTAGCAACAATAGACCTATTTGTGCTTCTGTCACCTCTTACAATCTTATATCCTACAATGTTTTCTTTCTGTTCTTGTGTTAAATTAGATTGGAATATGATTTGTGTTATGTCAGATGTATTAACTCTTACACCAATTGGAAAAACAGCATCATCCATCATTACAGGAAGTATTCTTCCTGTTGCTGAATATGTTATTGTTGGGTTTTCAAATATTGGAGAAACTCTTACGTCTGGAAATTTGTGATGTCTTATTGGTTGATTTGCTAATTCTCCCCAAACATTTTCATTACAAGGATAGAGCTCTGTTGATTCCCAATAGGCAAACTGTCCATATTCCCAAGGTCCTTTGTAATCTGTAGCATATGATTTTCCTTCAGAGTCTCCAATAACACTTCCTGTATTGTATATTTTCCAATAAGGGCTATATCCAACACCACCTTGATAGTATGATGGAGCACCTACGAAATCAGAAGAAAATTCTGAAACATCAGGAAGAGAATCATTTGCATTTCTCATTCTTCCTGGAATATGAAATCCATCTGTTTGTTTACCATTCCTTAGGAGGAAAACAATTTCAAATGCATAAACTTCATCACGCAAATACCCACGAAGGTTTGTAGCATTCTCTTCGTTGGAATAATTTTCATCAGAAGGAATTCTCCAAGTTTCCCAAAGAAGAGTTATTCTATTTGCAATTTGTTGATAGTTGATTCTATCAACAGAAGTTAGGTTGTCCCAAATAAGAACATCCTGTGCTGCTGTAAGATCTTGTGCAATTTCATATGTTGGAAACTTTTCCAATACATCATCCAAAGCCAATCTTATTTGTGTTTGATTTTGACCTGTGTATGTAATTTCTTTCTCACTTCTATCTATAAAATATGTTCCTACAAGTTCTACAGACGAAATAGCATTCACTGTTTTTATTACAGCAAGATTAAAATATTCATAATACCCTGTAACATCAATATTTTTAATGTTTAATATAATAGACTTTCCCACTTCATAATTAAAGTTTGGAGTGGTAATTTGTGTATTAGCTATTGGTGTAGGATTTGTTACAGAATAATAGGAAGTGAAAGCACCTCCTGCAGAATCACAATATTGTATAGCAAATTGATATGTACCAGCGATAAGACTTCCACCAGTTTCAATTCTAACAACTTCTAATTGAGGAATACTAAAGTTTGGCTGTATGTTTATTTTATTACAATCTACCTCAGGAATAGTTTGGTTATCACAAACATCTGTTCCAGGAGTAGTTTTATATGGAAGATTTGTAAGATCAAGAAATCTTCTTGGATTAATCCCATCTGTCCAATAAACTTCTGTTGTACAACTTGTAATCTTATGTACAGCTTTATGAATAGGATTGTCAATATTAAAATTTAAACAATCTGCATTTATGTACGTTCTATAAACACAATCATTATTATCCATATATCCAATCTCAGAACTTCCTGTAGAAGGATTTACTAAGAAGAATATATGTTTACCTTGTTCGTTAATGAAATGTTCACCAATTAGAACATATCCACTAGGAAAGTTTAAACAAAACTCATTGCCTGGTTCATTCTGGTAGTTTACAGAATTAGCATCGTAGTTTTCTAGAGCAGCATTGAGAGCGTATGATAATGTTCCTTTTGCAATCTGTGTTACAGATTGGTCCATGTTCATACCAGTTCTACCAGCATTTTGCTCAACGGTAATATTACTTTGATTAGTTGTTACGTCTCCAGCCATATCGGTTTGTTCTATTTGGTAATTCGTACATATTGTTTCTGTTCAAGTCATTCTTTATTCTTCTCTGTTTATCCCAAGCAGTTTGTTTTTTGATTTCAATATCTGCCATTATAAATGCCTCTTCAGAAAGTTGTTTATAATATACAAGTTTTGATTGTATTTGTTGAAACGTTTCATCAGTTAACTGATTAGACAACATTTCAAATATTTTGTATTTAATAAAAGCCTCAACATATTCTCTTATACGATAGTTATCAGGAATCATTTGATTTCCTATTTCATCATATTCTGTAGCGTAAAATATTAAATTAACCGTACCTCTTCTAAAGTTTGTAACAAACTTGTTATCTCTAATGTCAAACGAATCTGCTGCAGAAGATCCTAAATTTGCACAATCTAATGTGCAATTTGCTTTTACAGAAATGTTTCCTGGTTTTAATAAATATTGTCTTGTATAAGAAATAGAATGTTCATTATTTGTTTTGTATACAGCTTGAATTAATTCAGGCATACAGTCTCCTGCACATCCTGATTGATTACAACGTGAACACAGTTGACCACCAACAGTTACAGGAGAAACTTGAATTGTAGACTGTGTGGCTGCTTGAGAATAAAATGAATTTGCGTTTTGGTAAGGATAACCATTAACAGATGTACAAAGCCAAGCTTCCCTTACAGCAAAAAAGTTATCAGGAAGTCTTGCTTCAAAATCTTCTATATGAAGAATAGTTTCAGAGATTACATATGTTGTTCTTCCAAGCTTTTTTAGACATTTGTCTAAATATGTTGGAAACAAAAGATCATCTACAGCTCCTGTATCAAAATAGCTTTTAAGCTCTTCCTTCACTGTAGCATATACAGGATCAGGAGAAATGAAATTATATTTGTAATAGTAGCTCATGATTAATGTTTTAAATTATTTTTTCCATTCACAATAGATGTGCTGATATTTTTCATCTGTCTTAATGTAATGTGACAGAAGTCTTGATGTAACTCTTGAAGGTTTAAAATACCAAAGATTGGTATTTTTAAGTCTTGCTGATTCTTTGAACCAAAGCCACCCAAAGAAAAATCCCTCTGTGTGATAGTTAAAATTGTAAATGTATTTTCCCTTTTCTTTTGTCTTCTGCCAGTCAATAGGAAGATTTATAAACTCATCGTTGAGTCCTTTCTTTTTTCTTCTCTTCTTTTTATTTATTGAAAATTCTCCAAACCCAAAAGGAAGCTTTGCTTTCTCTCCTGTTTCTAATATATAATTCTTAAAAGCATCGTTGTAAGAATATAATATATTTCTCCATTCATCAAACGTAAGTTTTATAGACGGATGTTTTTTACAAAAACTTTTGTAATTTTCTCTACTAGCACTTCTCCAATCAACTTTTACTCTCATTATTTTCCATTTGGTGCATTAGGTGCTTGACCATCTATACCATCTTCTGTTAGGTCTGTTTTAAGTCTGAAATATGTAGCTAATATTCTTTGTGATACAAGGTCTAAAACTTGTTTTTCTAAATATCCAGGGAGGGAGTATTCTTTGTCTAATGGATTTTTGCACCATTCTTCATCAGAAGTTTCTGGTGTTCCACATCCACATTCTGGATACATTATCTCATTAGGAACATCTTCTTCAAACAATGCAGCAATTCTAATAGCTTTTAATAAAGGATTGCTTATGTATAGATAGTCATTTTGTATCCAATAGTATTCTTCATTCTTTATAATTGGAAGTTTTAAAAGATTAACATATCTGTTGATTGTTATTTCTTTTAACTTCTTACCAATACCATTCATTATGTTTATAGAATAAACACCTTGTATTAAATATTGATAGTTTCCTTCTGAAATTCTTGGAAGTTTAAATCTACTTCTTGCTATTGTACAAGGATCAACATATTCACAACATTCTGAAATAGAAACTTCCACCATCTCTAAACAAGGAATGGTGGTAAATAATGTTGATGTTGCCCAAAGCTTTCTTAAGTTTGTTTCTCTCTTAATTAATAAAAGAGCATTGTTTTTAATCTCAGATGCAATTACACGATCTGTTATCAAATTATCTGTTGATAATAATTTGTGCATTGAACGTACATCTGATACTAATTTTCTTAATGTTGACATATTATATTCGGCTTTCAAACTCACCTATTTTTCCATACATAGGATCGTAAATAAGAGCTATTCCTGCCCTTATATTGTTAACATAATTGTTATCTGCATGCCATCTATCAGTTCCAGATAGGGAAGGCATTTGTTGAATTCTTACACCTTTTATTTCTTTTGCCATGTAATGGTGCTTGTCCCCTGTGTGCACTTCTCTATATTTAGCAGCACCAAAATTAAAAGACTCTTTACCAGTTGCAAATAATAAAGGAAGTTCATCTATCTTACAGTTACCATGATGATATCCAATAAATGTATTTCCTAACATTACAGATTTAGTTACAGAGTGCTCTCTTTGAAAAGAAATCTTATTGTTGTTCTTAAAGAAAACTTCAAGAGCATGTGCTAAATAAAATGATTTTGTTCTATCGTGATTTCCTTGTACAAGAACTATCTCAACTTCTGTTCCAACTTCCTGAAGATAGGATATTGCTGTTACAAGAAGGTCAAACCCTTCTTCATATTCATTATCATATCCTGTAAGAACATCTTGAGGAGTACCAGCTGTAGTTTGGTTCTGATAGTTATCTGTATGAAAGAAATCGTTTGATATTGGAAAAACTATTTTGTTAATGCAATAAACTGAATTTACCTTATCTACAAGATCGTATAATGTTGTTAGGTATTGTGTCTTCTTATCTTGTATTGTTTCTCCTTCTAAAGTCTTTTTAGCTAAATGGAAATCAGCAATTGAAACCTCAATATCCACTTGTTTAAAAAAACCATCTTCATCCTTAACACTTCTAACCACCACTTCCTCAGGAACATAGTTCTCAAGGAACTTAGCAAAGTCTTCTGGTGTATAGTCTTTTGGTTGTCTGAGAGCTGCAAATACAGAAGATGTAAACTTACCATTAGATTTTTGTTTAGTCCAATAGTTTGATATTTTGTATTTGCTAAGATCTATTTTATGTAATTGTGCAAGCTCAACATCACTCTTTGGCTCAAAGGAACTTTCTATTGTAGATTCCATTGTTCCTTTTTCATTATTCACCTTCACCACTAATTCTTCTAAAACACTAATATAATCTGCCACCTCAGCATCATCTCTCACTCTTTCTTTATTTCTTAACTCTTTTAGTAATTCCTCTATAGTCTCTTCTGTAACTCCTAGTTTTTCAGCATAAAACTTTCTACTTTTTTTCCAATGTAAGATTTGTTCTAATTGTTGTAACAACTCATTGTTTACTGACATATATAGGTTTTATTGATTAAATTAGCCTAAAGATAAAGTTTTTATTTAAATATACCAAATTATTTTAACTAACCTAATTATATAGATTAACCAAACTAATTATAAAAAACCCCCAATGTAGAAACATTAGGGGACTCCCTGTAAAACCAACAAAACAGGGTTTATAAGTTTAGACTCCAACAGTGATAGTTGTAGGAAGTCCAGATAAGTTTACACCTATGAAGGAATGTGAAACCGATATGCCTGCAGGATATACAAATAATTGTATGAGGTCTCCATCATCTATTGTTACTGTAGTATTGTTGTTAGGAACATTGTTTAGTGTAACTGTTACATTGTAAATTCCACTTGCAAATGATGTTAGATATATATTTCCACCAGGGTTTGGATATAGTCCAGGACCAGGAGGTAATATTGTTGAATCCATAACTATTGTATCATATGTAACACCAACTGTATTGTTTATGATGGTTATTTCTGTTGTTGATGATATGGTTGATGTTGAACTAGTTGTTGTAAATGATACAGTTATATCAACACAGTTTTGACACACTCCTGTAGAGCAAACTCTTATATTGCTTGTTCCATCTGGAATTTGTGTTGTAAAATATCCTGCAAGAAGACTTGCTTTTGAAACACCCACCTCAAAAGGTACAGTGTATGTATCTACATCAGAAAAGATATCAAAAGGTCCTGCATCAGCTCCTGCTGAAAGTAATGAGATTGTTGCTGAAATCATATTTTTTGGTTTTTAATTATTAACAAGGGGTATCACGTAGTGTGATGGTGAAATTAGAAGAGAAAGAAATAGAATCATCTAATGCTACGTTTATTGGGAAAACATAGTTTCCATCTCCTATTATACCTAAACATTGTAATGTTGAGTTTGAATCTATAACACTTATTGACTGTCCTAAAGATGAGCCAGTTATGTTAACAGATAGTACATAGTTTCCGTTTGCAAATAATCCATTGCTAGATATTCCTGGTAGAATAGGATAGGGGTTTCCTAATATAACTGTTGATGAACTTAGTGTAATAGTGTTTATTCTTGCAGAAGCTGCGCTACTGTTATTTACATAAACTTGAGAATAAGGATTACAAACACTATTTAATAGTATAATGGTCACATCTGCTTGATTTACAATAGATCCAGGTAGAGCACACATTTGTATCGTTCTTCCTACTCTAAGTCCTAATATTTGAGATGGTACACCATTACAATTTGTATAATTTATTGTAACAGATCCAGCACCTTCATTATTTATAGAATATGTAGAACAAGGAAGAGCTGATGTACTAGAACTACTTGTAGAAGTGCTACTAGACGATGTGCTTGTTGAAGAAGATGATGAAGAAGATGTTGTTGTTGTAACTGGTGGAAATAATGTTGATGTACTTGTAGTGGTAGGAATACATCCTGTCACTAAATTACAAAACATATTTCTCAAAGATGTATTTGTTGAAATAGCAGACAATATTGCTAGTGCCATGTTTTCAGGACAAATCAAATTATCTATTTTTTGTAATGCCAATGATGTGTTATCACATGTCCCTATATTTATACATGGAAGATTTGGTCCTGTATAAAAGACAAGATCTGTACTAGTTTTATGAACATGACAAGGATCAATTCCACAACCTCTAGGGTAGGTAGCATGAACATTTCCATAACAAGGCATACCTGGTAAACAAGACATTATAGTTAGTTTTAAAATTAAGGAATATACATTATATAATAACAAGCAAGTGCTGGTTGATTATTTTGATGAGGAGCATTATTACCTGTAGAACCATTTGCTACAGTTAGTGTAACTGTTGCAGGATCTGTTATTCCAGATCCATATCCAACATTAGGGTTATCTGTAACAGCAGGAAAACCAAATCCATCTGCTGTTCCATTACTTCTTAAAGGAAAAGTATGTGTATGTGGAGCTGCTGTAACAGTTGTTGGATGTGTGTGTGACGGTAATTGTGGTGTAGATAGTGTAATAAAGTTTGTACCTGATTTACTTAATACACCACTTATAGAATAGTTTGGGTTAAATGTAGGATTGATTGCAGGATCTACAGCAGGATCTAATGCACCACCACCCATACCATTGATTACACCAACTGGAACTCTACCTCTTTTATCAGGAGTACCGTTAAGACCATTACATAAATAAATCTTTTCCCAATCTGTTCCTACAATACCTGCACCTGTCTGATCAAACTGTCCTACAAGACTTCCTTGAATTCCGTAGTATTCAACTACAGTGTATGGAATCATTCTGTTATAATATTTTGTAGAGGTTCCTTGAGAGGAAAGATAGTTTGCAATTAATGTATTTACATCAGAAAGTAGTACATAGTTTGTTTGTACATCTTGTATAAACAAACATAATTGTGATATTACAGCTTGTAGAACAGCGTGTGTTCCAGCTGTAGGAGTTGTACCTGTAATGCAACCTAAATAATAAGAACCTTCGATTCTACTTATCTGATTAGTTAAAGTTGCAACTGATGTATTTATTGTATTAATCTGTGTTTGTAATTGACAAACAGATTGAACTAATGCTTGAAGTAAAACAGAAACAGTCAAAGGTCCACAAGTTGGTAAATTACTTGAAACAATTTGACATAGTGTATTTGGAGGAAGTGTGATTACAATACCAGACCCATCCAATGTAGAAGTTAAGAATGTTATAAGAGCTTGCTCTACATATGAAAGAGAATCACCATTTTGTATACCAAGGATAGGAACATCAATTCCTGTATATCTGACGCATTGATCAGAAACTATTTCTGAACAACCATTGAAACAATTTGAACAACTCATTTATTTGAATTTTAAAAGTTTAACTTTACTAGCAATCATTTCCACTGTATACTGTTTTGCATAATCTTCATTACATAATTTATACGTAAGTATTCTTTTGTAATTTAAAAGATCATTCATTACAGTCATAGGCACTGGAAGATTTAGAATGAATACAACATTGTTGTATAGATTTTTAGATAGTTCAAACAATCTACAATCTATATCAGCAAGAAGTGTGGAAATGCTAGAGCATTCCACACAGTTTGTAAGCCTTGGAGATAACATCATCTTTAAATTTTTTAATTACTTGTATTGCTGCTTGACATGTGCCACAAAGACCGTTGCTTAATTGACAACCGCAGCCTACTTGTTTTCCGCAATTTTTACAGATAGCCATAATATTAATAAAAGTTGGTTACATAATTAGTGCCAGAACAATGGCAATTATTTTTTACAAAGTTAGTCAACATTTTGTTAGCTTGATCGTATAATCTATTCGATGTTTCCACAGCACAATTATTTGCTGCAGCTACAGCTCCTTGTATGAAGAAATAAATACTGTTCAATTCCACCTTAGCTTGTCTCTTGATAGCAAGATCACATTCCATCATATCAAGCTTCATAAATGCTGCATCAAATTTTTCTTGTAGCTGTTCAACACGAATTATTGTTTTGTCTACAAAGTTAACATATGCTGGACTAATAGAATACTTTAATTGATAAACTCCATCAGGAAGAGGAAGCAGTGGATCACCAACACTTGATATTCCTAGAGAGGCAGAGTTAAATATATTAAAATCGTTTGGTGTAAATGGTAATGTAACTGTTCCAAATCCTGGAACCACTATTTCAATAGATGGAGCAGTTGGTGGTGTTGGATAGGTTGAAGCATCAGCAATACCAAGCGTTAATGTATTGTATGTAGGAACTACTAATATGTCTAGTTTTAAATTTGCCATATTGCTTAAAATAAATATGCCAGAGGATTTTGAGAATATCCTCTCTTTCCCCTGGCATAGGTTATATGATTTCTAATTACTTCCTTATGGAATCAATGTAGAAGTTGTTGTTGTTGAAGGCCATACTGTAGTTGTTGTGTTTGTAGTTGTGATACAAGCATTATCAGCACTTACAGTGTCTAACGCACCTTCCAAGATTGGTTGAACAGTTGCAGTTAAGTTGTTTGGAACAGCAATGATCACCATTGAATCTTCGTGAATGTAATCACCCCACTGGTAAGCAGAACGATCGTATTCATTAAATTTGATGTAGAAAGTGTCATAAGTAACACCATCGCTCACCCATGATTCAAAGTTCTCATTGTAACCAGCCATTCTATACAAATGCTTCAAATAACCAGCTTGGTAGCTATAGAAGTTCTTTTCCAATTGCTTAATTTCATTAGCTTGACCTGTTGCGTAAGAAGCACGTTGAGTTACAGTTGCTGTAGCAACAAGGTTACAAGAATCAGCAACAATGAAATCAGCAGTTGTAGCAGGACCAGAATAAACGAATGTTCTGAAATACATTCTGTCATATTCGTAAGGGAATGCTGCAACATCACATGGTTGACCATATTTAGTTAATGGTTTACCAGAGATACGCAAGATTGCATTAGCATCGTTACCAATTCTTTGGAATTGATAGAATGTGTTGAAGTTGATGTTATCTGGGTTGATACCAGAAGCTTTTTGTTGCAATTTCAAAATGAAAGCATCAATCAAAGCTGGAACATCAACATCTGTACAAGGATCTCCACCACAATCGCAGCAAGGAGCTTGAACAGTCACTGAACGAGTGAAACCGTTGAAATACAATGTGTCAATGTAAGAAGAGTGAGCACGTAATGTAAGTGTTACCACTTCACCACATTTTACTGTCCATCCTGTTACATCTGTTACTTGGTTTGCAGGTGTAGGACAACCTACAACAGAATACCATTCTGTAACATTAGCTCTAGCATTACCACCAGAATTTAAAGAACCTGCGATCTTATCAGAACGCTTAGATCCTTGTAAATACGTGTTAGTTCTACCTTGTGCAATGTAAAAATAAGGAGCAGCACCAATACTTCCTGCATTCACCAAAGTGTAAGTGTTATCAAAGAAACCCACTTGACCTGGGAGTAAATTCTGTGTAGAGCCAGAACTAGCGATAGGTGTACTACCTGGAACGCTACTGGGAACTACAAAGAGCGTAGTTAATGAAAAATCAGCCATTTTGTTTATATTTAATTGTTAAAAATTTATTCGTTCGTCTGTATTCTATATGTTGCACTTTGTACAGCAGATTGATTCTCAGTGTACATAGCTAGGTTTTGAACTGTAAGATCTAGGAGTTCATCTTCCAGGTATGTAGCTAATTCACAATCTTGATCTACAGAAGGTGTTCCATCGAATCTTGTATATCCCACTTTATCAATATATACAGGATACCTCATGTAAGCAATGTATACAGTTTTTGGTATAAATGTTCCATCTGTAAACACATTTATCTCATCTGATGAAAGAAAGTTAAATGTTTCTTGATATTCAAAAGATGGCTTATAATGAGTGTTATTTAAAATAAACTGAAGGTCACCATGTTTTGCAAGATCACGATTAATCCAAATCTTTCTATCTTTACATCTACCCTTATCTGCTAATACATAACTATCAATGTAGAACATATATTTAGGAACCAAATCATTCAAAGAAGCTTTCCATTGATTTATTTCAGCATTCTTTATTGTAAGAGCTAAAGGTTGATTGTTGTAAGGAACTACAAGACTTTGAAGGTCTTCATATCTCTTTTTAAAAGCGTCAAGTCCCAATCCAGAATTTGTACTTTGACCATCCACTTTTTGCTTAATCAACTTTATTTGGGCCTCATTGAGAGCAAGAATCTTATCTTCTAATTGAATCTGTTGATGTTCGTTAGTTGATAGTTTATTTAGTTTCTGATCAATTTTGTATAATAAACTATCTACTTGTATCATACAGAAGCTATTTTTTTAGTTTTCAATTTTTGTTCGAGAGTGATTAGTTCATCTTGATTATCATCATCAGCTAAGAACTTAATCAACTCATCTTCCTCTGTAGCAATTTCAAATTCACCTTCGTATATTCTTCCTGTAGGCTTCACTCTGTACACTGAATGTGCAATTGCTTGTTTAACAAGATCTCTAATATGGAGCAGGTTTTCTTTCATGTCAGCAAATCTGTTAAAAACTTCAATAGGATTTAAACCTTGGTATTTACCATTTTTAAATTCTGTTTGTTTTAACATGTTGTCCACTTGATTGTAAACAGATTCTTCTTTCGTATCTTCTGTAACAGGAAGTCCTAACAATCTAGCAACTTTTCTTTTCTTCTCAGGAGTCATAGAATCAAACTTAACAATAGCCTTATTGATAAGTTGTTTCTTCTTGAACACCACTGCATTTTCAATTTCTTCATCAGCTACATAGAACTGAGTTTCTGCAGCAAATTCACCACGCTCCCAAGCTTGATAAGAGCTTGCAATTGTTGGATGAACACGCAACCAAGCAAATGCTAATTCCTGAAAAGGAATATTAAGATCGAAGAAGTTGTCACCATCTAATAGTTTAACTGGTTGAACATGTTGTGAATCTTCTGAAGAGGTTGAGAGTCCGTAATTCCAAAAAGAGGAACGAGGACCAAGATCAATATCTCCTAAAGCCATCTCAAGTTTTGCCTTGAGTTCTGTTACACGCTCAATCTCCATTTCTTTTTCTAAAGGATCTTGAATCCTTCTTATGTAAGAAGCGTTTGGATCAAGTCCTGTTCTATACTGTCCATCAAGTTCTTTGTAAGGATACTTGAATACACCTGTACCAGGAATTCTTGTTAAACCTTTGGTAGCTAAGCCACCTTGCATGGTTTGTAATTGAGAGTTGTTATACTCTTTCTTAATAGTGGAAACTTTGCCCATTCTGCCCATATGTAGTTGTTTTTTGTTTTATTGGTTTAATTTGCAGAGAAGTGAACATCGAAGTTCTAGCAATTGGGAATTCCCCAATTCAAATCTCTGTATAGATAAGAAGAGCCCCACTTGGTGGGAAGGGTGTGGAGCTCTTCTTGGTAGGTTATTAGAATTGTGGAATCTCTTCGATTAACACAGTGCGAGATAAATCTTCGATAAATACATCACAACGGTCTTTCATCCAGATTTCATATCCTGGGAATTTGTTAGCAGAACTCATACCCTGAGACTTAGCAAAACCTAAGTGGTGACGAGTACCATCAATATATCCCCAAGTCATAGAAGGAGCACCTTTCATTCTCACTTCTCTGATGTTGTTTACCATTGAACCATCGCTCATTGGAGAAACATCAAACACCATGAATACAGGAGTAGACTTTTTGTTTTGACCGAATTCCAAGTTAGATTGTGGCAAATCAAGTTCTTTCAAGTGAATCAACTCAACACGACCTGTTTCACGTGTAACCATTGCATCGAATGCAAAGTTATAAGTGATGTGTTGACCTTCTCCTTGCATGTAACGATTTCCAGAATCAGCCATGAAAGTCAAGCCACTGTTTAAAGCGTCAGCCTTCAAAGCTTGTTGGAATACATCAAATCCAGCTTCGTTAGTATACATTTTAACCTTACGATCTTTAACATCCACACGTCTGTAGAACAAATCTCCAAACACGCTTCTGATCAAGTTAGCAGAGAACTCACCACGATTGTATTGAACCAAGTTACCATTGTTACGCATTCTGTGGTAAACACCAGCAGATGTACGCTTCAATTCTTGCTTAGAACCGTTAGTTTTAACAGTACCTGGTTTAGACCAGATCATACGCTTAACTTTCAATTCCAACATTGATTTACGCATCCAGAACTCAATGAATGGTTCCCATTTAACATCATTACGAGTTAAAGGTAATTGGTTTCTGCGTTGAGGAGCATACACCAAAATATCCAAAGGTTTGCCAGAAGCATCTTTCATCATTTTGTCATCAGCCCACTCAGTGATTTTGTGCTCATAACCATATGCAGAACCCAAAGATTCAAACATTGTGATTTGCTCACCCAAACGAGGTAATCCTAATAAATCTTGATCAAACTCACCAATTGCAGCATCAACCAATTCTAATTCAATACCATATTGTAAGAATGTAGAACTAACGAAATCTACTGTTGGATTGTCAGTTACCAAAGTGAAGCTATATAAATATCCCATGTTCCAAGGAACTGGATCTTTAATAACGTAGAAACGAGGACCATATTGACGAGAACCCACAGAAACGATAGCGTTCTTAGAGAATTCGTTAGTGTCCAAAACAAGAGAAAACTCTTGACCATCGATACCCACTTTACCAGTTCCACTTAAAATGTCACTAGTAGATGTTGGGATGTCAATGATTTTTGGAAACTTGTAAGGAACAGCCACTTGCCATTTCCAAGCATCACTATTATTATCGATGTAATAAGGTGTGCTCTTGTTAATCATGTCCAAGAAATCATTGCTATACAATGAGCTCTGTGTGTAAAGACTAATGATCTTTTTGTCATAGTCTGCTGGTTCAGTGCTGTGAAAGCTCTCTAGGTGATTAGCATCAGTAAGCTTACCTACAGCACGCTTATCCATAGAGGCTACTCTCGCATACGTAAAACCAGTTAAACCTGGGATTGTTTGAATTGCCATTTTATTTGTTTTTTAATTTATGTTTAATTGTTTATAAAAACCATGAATTAGAACCTTTTGTTCCTGAAGACTTTGTTCCACTCTTAGTCACTTGTCTTGCCACTTCACCAAAAAGTTCGTTTGACTTCTTGCTTATTCCTGATTTTTGAATTGTAGAGAGAGTGGGATCTTTTTCTAATATCTTTAATAAAAGAGCCACTTTAACTTTTGCTTCGTGATTCTCAGGTCTTTTTAGTTCCAGAATAGCACGATCAAAGTCTGTGATTGTTTCTCCAGAGTTTGTCTTGTACTTATCAACTAATAAGAAGTCTTGTAGTTCGTTTGCTAGTTTGGGGTTAATTGGAATACCGTCAAACTCTTTTGTCTTTAGCTTTTCTTGTAAAATGCTTTGGACATTTTGTATGTATTGATTCTTAATAGCTTGTTTTTGTTGCAATTGTCTTTCTGAATCTTGCTCAAGCTGTTGTAATTTAGCAGCTTCTTTCTTCACTAAAACTTTGTGATGCTTTGCAGCTACGCTTTCAAGATCACCATAGTTTTTTAATCTTTCAACTTCAGATGATATGTCTTCAGAATCAAAACCTTGATCAGACAATGCTTGTTTTAAAACCTTCACTTGATTTGCCTCATCAGAAAGATCAAGTTCTGCAAAACTTGAAATTTGATTATATGTACCAAAATATTCCTTAGGATCAACTCCTTTTACAAATATGGCGTCAAATGCTTGTTGGTAGTCTTCTCCAAATTGACCAATGAAATTATTCACCACTTCAATTGCTCCCTTCTTCTTTTCCATTTGAAATCTTTCAAGAAATTCTTCTGGAGTTGTAATAGGAGATTCTTCTTCATCTTCATCATCTTTAGAGAATACACCTAATTTAAAAAGATCGTTTGCTAATGCACCAAATCTACTAACTTCTGTTTCTTCTTCTTCAGACTCTTCAGCTTCTTGTGTTTTAGTTTGTGTCTTTTTAGGAGATTCAACACTTTCTTCTTCTTCTTCACCATCTTCATCTGCTCCCATGAGGAAGTCTTGGATGGATTTTTTACTGTCTTCTTCTTCTTTTTTCTCTTCAGGGGCAGCTTCACTTTTTGCAGAAGTTTTTTTAGTTTCTGTTTTAGGAGCTTTGTCTTCTGGAGTCATTTCCTTAATATCATCAGGATTACTAGAAGCAGTTTCAGGAGACATGAGATCATTTAATAGTTCTGCATTACCAAGTCCCATCTCCATAGTGTTCTCAATACTAAAGTTACCAAACGATTGGTCTAGATTTTCAGCCATATGTAGTTGTTTTTTTTATTGGTTTGTGATGTAAATGTATATTATAATAGATTACTAGCAAAGAGATATAACACTATATAAATCAATTTTTTGGTTAATATAGCATTAACACATTTCACTCTAATCAATTTTGTTTGAAAAGTTGTCATTTATTAGCCTATAACTCCTTATTGGAGCTACATCTGTTAGTGTAACTTGTTGAACATCAACCCCCCATTTCTTTGCTTCCACTCTCACTTTCTTTGTAAGAAGATTATCAAGTTCAGGATCTATACACTTTTCTGCATGAAGAGAAACAATAACATTTTTTATAATGCTCATTGTCATATCTGATAAGGCATCTTGTGCATCATATACCTCCATTAGAAAAACCTTGACATCTGATATTCTATATTTAATCACTCCCTTGACAACAAAGTTTTGTTTATCTATTGTATATAAAGATTGTGCTGGAAGACTAAGAGTTGTTACAACAACATGTTGTCTAAGTATTTCATCAAAGAATGGAATCTTGAAATAAACACCGCCTTCTAAAACTCTTTTAAACTTGCCAAATCTCATCTGGACACCCTCTTCATAAGAAGGAACAATCACTATTGGTAGTAGTTGATCTATCCAATTAATAATAAGATCTACAAGTTTATCAAACATTATTTAGTCTTTTTGTTTCTTCCTTTTGCGTTCTCTTTTGCAACAGCTAAGTCATTTGCTTGGTTCTCTCTAGCCACTTGAAGCTTTTCTCTCTCAATAGCCATCTTATCAGCAGCTTGTTTGTTTTTAGAATTAATATCAGCCATCTTTAATTGATATTCTTTTGCAGCTTTTTCTTGATCATTTGTAAGCTTGCTCATCTCTAAAACATCAGGAATAGCGTTTTGATCAACATCTTCACCTTCCACCTTACCAAATCCTGTAGCTTGAATGATTGCAATTTTCTCTTTAGAGAGTCTATCAAGTTCTCTTTGGTAATCATCGTGAGCTTGTTTCTCTTGTTGTAATTGTATAGCTTGTTGCATTTGAGCTTGTGCTTGTTCCTGTTGAGCTTGAGCTTGTTGTTCTTGCACTTGTTGCTGTCTTTCTTGCATTTGCTCTTGTCTTTCTTTAAGTGTTTTGAACACTTTCTTCATTTGTCTAACGCTCTTAGTTGTGTACAACTCAATAATATCATACAATGAACCACCATTCTGAAGAACAGCTTGAGACAATTGTCTGATTTCTTGGAACATCTGTTGATCTTCTGGTCTGTTAGTCAAGAACACTTTAAGATCTCTAAATCTAAGATCTGTTCCATTCACTTGTACAAATGCTGATTCACCAGTGTTTGTTATATAAGAAAGAGTTGATTGTGGTTTTTTAGATTCCACATATAGAGCAGCATCGATAATTGCTTGATATAATTGTCCCATTACATATTCGTGTGCTACAAATAATGGTTCTGTTTGAGAATAAGATTGTTGTATAGCTGTGTTTGTGCCTGTTGCAGATTCACTTGCTGATACAGATCCCATTCTTTGTTTTGACATACCTACAAGTTCCCAACACTCATTCTTCAATTGCATTGCTAAGTTGTAACGAGATTGAATCTCCTGTGTACGTGTAAGATCAATGTCTCTAAACTGATTGAATGAACTTGGAGATTTTAAGTTTTCTGGACTATCGTCAATAAACATCACTCCTCTATTACGAGCTTCCATTTCCCATATATCTAATGCATCTTGAGCATCCCCATCTTTAGGAATAGGAATGTGTCTAATAGATGTCAAATACACTTTACCAACTTCCTTCTCAAGGAGTTTGTAAAGCTGGTTCATACAAACATTGTACAAAACCTGGAATGGTTTCATCAAGTCTACAAGACTCTTTGCCTCTGTATTCTTAACCTCATGTGTAATTCCTATAATAGGACAATATGTAAGAAGTTTGTAAGGTTTGATGTGATAGATGTCTGGACCAATCTTAATACCCTGATACCATTGATTTATCCATCCCCATTCTAATGATTGTTGTGTAGGAATGGTTCCGCTCTTGTATGATTCATCAACAAGCATAGACTGCTCATTGCCCATTTCATCTACATAAATAAGTTTACCAATCTTCTTCTTAGAAATCCAATATGCTCTAACCACTACGTATTTATATCCAAAAGAAGAAACGTTAGATGTAAGTCCTAAGAAGTCTTTCAACCCATCATTGTTCTCTTTCATTTCAGATTCAATAATCATTCTTGTTTGTAATACAAGAGGATCAAATGTATCATATTGTACAGAATCTTGACCAGGAATAGCATTTGGATTACCAAGGTTGGATTCTCTTACATTAATCAATCCATAATCCTGGAGAGAAGATCTAAGATGGTCTATCTCATCTTTTGTTAAATCAGGAATTGACTCAATAATTTCAGAAAGCTCCATAACTTGTACTGTACCAGCTGCGTAAGCCCCCTGAGCTCTTCCTGTGGGATCAGAGATATATTTTCTATCAGGTGTAGTAAGGAACCATGTGTTCTTAGGATTTGCAACCTCAATGTTAAAACCAAGTTTTGAGTTGTCTTCATATATATGGTAGAATTCTCTTGCAGAGATGAGCATATCTCTGAAAGCATCTTCGCTCTTTTCTTTTAAATTAAATTCTGCTTTTTGACATGTAAGAACATGATTTGCCCATTTCTCAGCTATAGAAGTGTAATCATCTAGTTGATCTTGTACACTTTGCATTGTCATATTATCAAGTTCTTCTGGATCAACCTCTTCTAAATTCTGTCCTTCCATAGCAAGCTTTTCCATAATCTTTTGCTTTGCCTGGTTTATTACATATTCCTGAAGAACATTAGTTTTATATTCCAACTCTTCAGACTTGCTTTCATCATCAAAAGCCTTCACTCTAAATGTGTCTGGTCTTTTAGAGATTTCTCCTACAAGTTCATTGATGGGAGTGGTGATGATTGAATAATGTTTTACATATGCTGGAAGTTGAAGATCTGTTGTAAGCATATCAGTGAAACTTTTCACTTGAGGTTCTTGATAGAAATCTTCCATTCTAAGAATACCTTTTACAAGATCATAGTTTTTAACAAACGTATCTCTATTCTTTACATATTCAGCATAAGCTTTATTTGCAAAATAGTCCATTGTATTCTTTATCCAGCTCTCATCTTGTTTTTCCTTATCAGTTTTAAATTGATCTGGAAATATATTCAAATACGCATAGCGTATAGTAGCATCTTTTGTATACCTTATAATTGCCATTATGTGAACATTTTACGTTTTTTATTATTAAACATTCCTCTTGATTCAGAGAACAATGCATTTTTCTTTTGTTGTGAGAACATTGCTTTCACCCTATCATCACCTGAGCCTCCCACTCTTCCTAATATAGGATCCATTTTGAGTGCTTGTGCGATTGCTAGTTCTGCTGCAATGATTCTATCAAAGTTACCCTGATCGTTGTATTGTATAATTTCTTCTAATAGGACAGGATCAAAAATCTTACTCACTCCCAACTGTTCTCTTGTTACATCTCCATTCTCATCAGTTTCTTTATACACCACTTCTTCCATATATTTCTTTAAACAGTTGTGTAAATAATCCCTAATCTTATCTGAAGAACGATGTACCCCATATTCACGTTTCACTGTTGTATTAGGAACCACTTCCATTAACCATTGAGGTTGTTTCTCCAAATAGTGAGCATCTCCTTTTGCCTTCATATATTCAATGAACGAAATATCATCATTCTCACACAGTGTACGAGCATTGAAATACTTTATCAATAAGCGTGCTTGTTCTTCCCATATTTCCTTCTTATCAGGTCTTGCACAATACGAAGCTACGAACATATCTTGATATTTCTCTCCTGTTAATTCGTGCATTCTTTTATAAATGTAAACAGATCCTAAAGAAGAACTGTATGCAGATTTTCCTTGTCTATAAGGATCGACACCAGCAACATAAAGTCCATATGGAGGGTTTTCTACAGGAAACTCATATATAACCACTGGAGCATCCTTGAGATCAGAACTCTTCAAAGGAAAGTTTGTAATAGGTCTTTTGTCTGTAAACTCATGTGATATTCTATCACCATCGTTAAACAATATTACAGGAATACCTGTTCTTTCTTGTTGTAAGAGTCTTGACTTTTGTCTTTTAGCAGCCTCAATATCAAAGATGTTTGTGTCCTCATTCAAGAATATATCATCCACCTCTAATGGGTAGTACATCTTTTCCTTTAAATATGCTATTCTATCTCCAGCTCTTTTTAACTTCTCTAGATTTGCTTCTGTAATTTCCTTAGCCTTCTCAGGATTGGAAACAAGCATCTTTACATTATGAAGATCTGACTCTTTTGGTTGTTCTAAGAAAGCTCCTAATGTAGATTCTTCCTTTGCCTCCATTCTATACTTATAGGAAATGAATAAGCCATGGATTCTTTTATCATCCTTCTCATTGTTATATGTAAGGAAGTTAAAATTATCCACGTCAAACATTAAGGATTTTGCATCCATAAACTTCTTCATGTCACCACCTGTTCCTGTCAGGATGGGAGAACATCCCCAGCCAAAAGGTGTAGTGAAACCAGGCACAGCTGCCTGGAATCCTCTGAGGAAGTTCCCTTTACCAATCTCATCTATAATGAGCTTACGAGGTTTTGTACCTGCGATAGCTTCTTCATTATTACCTTCATCAAGGTTCCTAATAAGGATTTGTGAGTATGGTATTCTTTCTCCTGATTTGGTTTTAATACCTAGCGTCACTTGGTTTTTCCAATTATCCTCTATTCTTTGCCATCTCCAAGCTTCTGGTAGAAAGTTAAGTCCTTTATCAAGTTTATCTGTAATCAGTTTTATATCTGGAGCATTCAATCCAGCAATAATGTTCTGAGAGTTTTCATCAAATGTTGCTCCCCATCCAATATAAGATGCTTCCAAAACAGACTTTGCAAAACGTCTTATTCCTAGAATAACTAGTCCTTTCTTTTCCTGTTGAGCTCTATCTATTTCATTACTCACCAACCACTCATTATCTCTAAGAAGGGGGTTTGCATACTTCTGGCTGATTCTTCCGTATTCATCTATAACATCCACTTCTGTGTGCCAGATGTTCAAGTGCCAATACAAAAAAGGGTTTATATAAACCCCATTCATCATAGCTCCATTTAAACAAAGCTCCTTGTGAAAATCAAAGAATTGCCTATGTTCAGAAGAATCCCTATCTGGAATCCTTTTTTGATTCATAAACCAATCCTTATAATCTATACTTTGTAGTTCCATTATTTTCTGTTTTTAAGGAAGTCTTCTGCCATTGATGACAGTTCTCCCTTTCCTCTCACCTCAACCTTTGCTTCTTCCATACTACGAAGTTTATCTACCACCTCCACTAATGCAAGATAGTTTTTCATTGTCTCTTGGACAAACTTACCTTGTGCTTCTATAGAGGCAATCACCATTGGTAACATTCCTCCTTTTGCTGTAGGCTTCCATTCAATCCTATCCTTCAATTCATGAAGGGGATTGGCATCAACATAAGCTTTCCATGATGTAAGCTGTTGTTCAGCCCATTCAAGCTCTGTATTAATAAATGTAGTTTTTTTAATAGTCGCCATCTGTTTCTTCCTTTAAAATGTTATCAAGATCAAGACCATCCTTTATAATCCTATCTATCTCAAGATCGTCTGTGTGTGGAAAGTCCATTTCAAGCTGTCCTTTATATTTAACTAAGGCGTAAGCAAGTTCTTTGTCTGTCATTCCCCATATGTTTCCACATTCATCTAGCACTGTAGCTAAGTGTTTTCCCATATTGTATTGTGGGAAAGCAACATTTAGTTCTTGTAGGAGAATCAAAATCCTATTGTAATAATTCACTTTGTTTGCCATAATGTTAAACTATAAGTCCTGTTCCTTGTGCTGTAAGCTTTGTTAAAGAAGGTTTTACAACGTTTGTCAAAAGCCTTTGAATCTCTTCATTAGCAATCTTCTGTGTCTCATCTGAGATTCCTGGGGTGGCACATAATGCTCCTAGCTTCTCAATTACAATCCATGCTTCGTGTATTGGGTTCATATTAGTTGGTTTAAATCGTCATCCGATAGTTTAATATCTATTTTGTTTTCTTTATTTTCGTCATAATCTTTTACAAACCTATCCATAGCCTCATCCAAGTTTCCTGTTATCTCTGGATTCATATATTCCTTATTATACATGATTCCTATTGTGTCTTGTTCCTCACCAGCAACTCCTATAATATCAATATATTCCAATCCAAACTCATACAGTTCCTCAAGAGCCTCAAGAAATATTGCTAGGGGAATCTTTTTCAGTCTCACTTCCTTTTTCTTTGCCATTTATTTGTGTTTTAAGTGTTTCTTCATCTTCTTCTGTCAACACTGCCATCCATTTATTCAAAGGACAAGCACATGACAGACATTTTGTTTTAGCTGCTAATGTACATCCACAATTTGTACAATGGTCATCAGGTCGTAATGTCTTATGCCATTTAGAATGATGTGGACATGTCAAACATATATTAATCCTCTCCTCACTTGTTTCTTTAATCACTCTCTTCAGTGATGCTGGTGGAATCAAGTTGTTCCTCCACCCCTCGTAAATCTGTGCAAAGTTTATCATTTTCAATCCTTGGTTTTAATGTATTAATTGCTAACGTATTATTATTCAACTTGTTAGTTATAGACTGTCTCTTTTGTTCAGAAAGAAGACTGTCCTCAAGAAGGGAATTAAAATATTTCTCTTTCGAAAGGAGCTTTTCCATAAGCTTCTTTGCCTTCTTCCTATTAAACACAAACTTTCCAAACCCAGAAATCTCTACAGAATCATTCAAAGACATTGCTGCATTAGCCTCACTAAACTGATGCACTATAACAGCATCAATCATCTTTTCAGACAACATAAGCTTAACTGCCAATGTCCTAACAAGATATTCTCTCATAGAGAGTGAAACTGGTTTATCCATGTGTCAGCTTTATTTCTAATACAACATCAAGACTGAAAGGAAGAATAATAACAGGATTCACCTTCACCTTTGTCCCATCCTTAATCAACACATTAATCTTCTTCAACTTAGAAATAATATTATTAATTGTAGGACTTGTACTATTATACCTCTCACAAAACTCCTTCCTTATATTAGCATAGGAAATGTTCCCCCTAATAGCTGTAAAGGCTACAAGCTGAATTTCCCTTTGTGTAAGATGCAAATTATTCACAGCAGAAAGAATAGAATAATACTTCTCAGCAAGAGCAAATTGATCATCACTCTTATTCTTA